GCCGGTGCCGATCGCGTTGATGCCGCTGACACGCGTCTCGTAGACCGTGCCGTCCGTGAGGCCGGTGATCGTGGCCGTGAGCGCGGTGGACACGCCATCGTTGAACGTGAGCCAAGGCGTAGACCCCTGCGCCCTGTATTCCACGAGGTAGTCGGTGATCGTCGAGCCGCCATCGCTCGGCTTGTTCCACGTCAGCACGCTTTGGCCGCCGCTCACCGCCGTAGCGACAAGGCCGGGGACGGCGCTGGGCGCATGGGGAGCGACGTTGTTGGAGCGAGCGGTGATGAGCGCGGCACCGTCGCGCTGACCGCTAGTCCGGCTGCTTGGAGCATCGAGATGAATGTTATCGCCGCCGCTAGTGAGTCCAGCGCTAGACGAGTACGCCGTGCGATTGACCCGGTTCGGAGTGGCAAGTAGCGCTGCGGCAACGCCAGCGCCCGTTTGCCCGCCGCCTGGCATCATGCCTGCGCACACGAACGGCGTGGTAGCCGAAGCGCCGGTAATATCCGCGCGCAGCCCCGCGATCATCTGATCTAGGTATGCTTCGTACTGCGCTTGGGATACAGTCTGGTCAGCTTCACCGCCGTGCCAGACGATACCCTTGAAGACGTTTACGCCTGTGCCTTGCGCCATCGCAGCGTTTGCCCGCGCCACAGCAGCGACGTAACCAGCGCCCCCAGGCCTCCAAAAGCCAGTGCCAAGGCCGGTGGCACCCTTGCACGTCGGTACGATCGTGATCTTGCGGCCGGCCTGCAAATCGCCCGCTGCGATAAGCGCCTTCATGGCCGATAGTGCTGGACCAACGGTATTGGCAGTTTCGTCTTGATGGTCGAGCGGGTCAGCGGCAAGCGTCAGCGTCTGGCTATCGAAGCCAAACTGCATGATGCGATCGTCTGTGGCGTCAAGCACCGGGTCAATTGGGCCGTAGCGGCCGATACCGAGCGACTGACCGAGATACAGGTACACATCATTGCCGGGCGTCGGGCTCGGTGTGGGGGTGGCAATTTGGGCGCTAAGCTCACGCGCCATGCGTCCCGGCATGCCCAGCTCAACAAGAGCCGTCACTGACACGCTGGTCCCCATCGATGCGGCCACGCGGTCGGCAAGCGATGGAACCATCCCAAGCTCGATAAGGCGGCGCCGATTACCAGCGCCGGAAGTAACCTGGGCGGCGAGTTCACGCGCCATAGGCACGGGGAAGCCGAGTTCCACAAAGCGGCGAGCGTCAGCCATTAGATCAGGTCTCCGTTGATTTGGGTGTTCATGTGGCCAAGCCCGCTGCCTTGAGAGCCGCCACGATGTCTGCCGCGCTTGAACTAGAGGTTAGGCCGCTGGCGCGTGTCGCACCCACAATCCCGGTAGGGCGCCAAGCGCCAGCGGATCGGACCCAAGCCACAGGACCGCCAGGAGTGGGGTCGATGTTCCACTGGATTTCACCCTGGGCTGCGTCGGTAGTCGCGGGGATGGAGTTCGTTTCACTCCACAAGCGAGATCCCAACGAAAAGCCGCGACGAAAAATATTTACGCCATAGGAAACTGGGCTCGTTCGACCGAGTGTATACGAGGTGCCCACGCCAGTGATAATATGGTCTTGGTCGTTCCCACCAACACCATTCCCCCAGGAAAAGTCTTTCCCGGAAAACATGAACGTTCTGTTTCCGGTGATGTCAGACCTAGTGGCATCAAGGATGATGTTGCTGGCGTAGTTGTTGTTGATGGTGACTGTGGCGAACGCCGTATAATCGTTCTTGTATCGCTCTGTGATGAGCCCGTTGGAGGCTACTGATCCAAAGCGGCCGTAGATATAAGGGGAATCATACGTGGTGCCGCTGCCGTGCGTGCCTCCTACGATCAGCCCACTTTGCGTAACCTTAGTCCTTGGCGACCCAGCCTCACTGTACATGAATGGAACGCCGACGTTCGCATTCAAGTTGTCATTGAATAGTGACCCGAGAGCGTTCGACCTGAAGTGGCCATTGAAGTTGTTGCCGAGAAAGGACAGGTCTTCCACGCCGTAACGCTCATTATCGATACAACTAATCGCATGGGCTTGACCTGCATTTGCGTCAGCCCCGGATGCACAAATCCCAGAACCTAGATTATAGGTGAACTCTCCCCCGTACACGCTCCAGCAATTGGCATTACCCCGCGATGGATCACCGGCAGGGGCGGTAGCGTTGGCGTGGATATACAGCCCATGGTAGCCAGAGCCCACGCACGACGTGTAAAAGAAGTGGAACCGGCAGTGAGCCGTAAAAAGGTTGTAGCCCGCGCGCGAGCCCTCGAATAGGATGTGCTCGAAGATCGAACCATCTGCGCCTGCCGTGTATGCCGGGTCTCCAGTGTCGCCGCGGTCAAGGCTGAAGCGTCCGTTAGCGGTGCATTTGAAGCGTGTTGACGATCCCGCAGCATACCCGCCGCTCGTGGCACCACCGCGCCAGACCGCAGTGAAGCCCTTTATGCTCACAAGATCGTCGATCAGGTATGTGCCGGCTTCAAGGTTGATGACGTAACAACCCCGCCCACCGCCATAGCTACTGCCCGGCAAAGAGAACGCCGCGCAATACTTGATCAATGCGCGCAAGGCGGATGTGGATGGAATGACACCTGTAGGGTCTGCGCCGAAGGCCGACAGAGACACTCGCATGGGATCGAGCCGGAAAAAACGTCCGTTCGCGGTCTTCGTGATCGCAAGTGGATGGGCCGCTACATCCGCATCGGTTAGAGCCGTGTCGGCGATGTACCATGCGGCACCCGGGCCGCTTGTCGTGAGCCGATTTATCTCAGTCGGGATCTTCTCTGTGCTGAGAGTTGAGAACGCGCCGAAGAACCCGGTTTTCCCCTTGAGCGCTGCCGGGAGGGTGTCCGGCGTGAGGGACTGAGTGAGCGCATCGGCAATGTCGAGCATCGCCGGGTTGTGCTGGCTTACAACGAGGGTTTGCCCCGCACTCGCAAGAGTACCGAGGGGGAGCGTGTAGATTCCATTGCTGTCTCTGGGCATGAACGACGCTTCCACTGACCGGAAGCGCGTGAAGGGGTTCAGCCGCGCGAGTTAGGGGGAGTTTAGCAGGGTATGGGGGGGATAGCAACGGGCGGAGAATCGAGCTAAGGCGGCAGGATGACTTCAGGCCACTTGGCGATCTTCCTCGGCTCAATGGTCCATGGCGCGATCATCGTTGCGTGGCAGGCCTTCAAAAAGCAGCAGGCCAGAAAGCCGGTAACCATGAGATTGAAGCGCGGCGTTTATGTGCCGTGGGGGCCGGTCGAGAAGGTTCAAGTGTTCAATAGGTTCGCCTTATTCGTGGGCGGGGCTTGGTTCGCAACACTCGCATGCGCGGGTCTCTACACATGGCTTGTCGGACCAATTTTTAGCTAATTTGCCGCATACGGAATAGCAGATGCACCGCCGAGCAACCCGGCAATCCTCTGATTGCCCAACGCTATCTGGCCCAGGTCGGTGATCGCCTGAGGACGTTGAGCAAGCAGGGCCTCTTGCACCAACTTTCGCGCCGGACTGGAATATGGCGCGGCGAGTAGTGCTGTCACAACCGCCCCGGTTGCTAAACTATTAGCTCCAGCACCCTCTTCGCCGCCTTGCGAGGCATACGAGCCACCGCCCAGCGCACTACCCGCCACAAGCGGCAGCACAACACGACCAGCGGTGCCGCTGTCTGGCACTTGGCTTGGCAGCACGGATTGCCCCGCTCGCGTCAGCTCAAAGAATGGCTGGTTTGTGGTGCCTGCTGAGTTGCCATACTTTCGGGCACTGGCCGCGGCGGCGTCGGCCAGCTGCGACGGCATGAATACATCCACCTGATGGCTACGCGAACCGTTCCGCGCGGCGTTCACTGCTGTTCGCAATGTTTCGACATTCCGGTTTGCCTCATTAGCCGCTCGCAAGGCGTCCACCGTGCCGGGAGACTGACGCTGCACCAACCCTTCTAGGGCGTCTTCCGCACCACGCGTCACTTGGGCGAAGTCGTAGCCGTATGGCAGCTGTTCCATGCTGCTGGCATCACGCCGCAGCCCCCGTAGGGCTTGCTGATAATCTTGGCCCGTCAAGCCGCCATTTTGATCAAAGGAATTACCCACCCGTGTTGGGAGTGTGTATTCTAAATTTGAGCGCATTGGATCGGGTAACTGCTGACCACGCGCGATGACGCCCTGCATGTCCGTGACGAACGCAGGATCGGCATTCACCTGCACGCCGTTCAGGGCGTCATCATAGGCTTGGGACCGCGCGGCGCGAGCGATGTCCACGCCGGCCGCACCGGTCACGCCGTTGGTGCTGGCGCCGATCGGTGCCAATGCCTGATCGAACCCGGCCTGGTTGAAGTCTAGAATACCCTCGCTACGCCGAGCATTGATAGCGTCTCCGACAAGAGGCAGGCCTGCCAAACGGTCTTCGGTTCGACCCACTGCCCCCCCAATAGCCTGCCCCGGCGTGAGGCGGACGCCAGCCTCATGGAGCGCTCGACGGGCAGGATCTGTCACTCCTGTCAGACCGCGTCCAACCAATGCGGATGCAACACTACCTACCTTATTGCCTGCCACCCCAAGGCCAGCTCCCATCAAGGCTTGCGTAACACGGCTGTCGCCAGATGCATCGGCACTACCAGCCCCGTAGCCACCGCCAACAAGGGCATCGGCCACAAGACCGCTGCGAGCGGCGGAAAGCCCTGCGGCTCCCAATAGCCCCTCTCCAATGAGAGCGCCGGCGACACCACCGCCGAGCTGCCCCGCGACGTACGACCCGGGATTGACGGATTTGACCCCACCCATGACATCGCGCGTTTCCTGCGGATTTCCGGTGAGATTATCGAGCGTGCCCATCGACAGCACATCGGCTGCACCAATGGCCGCTGTGCCAACTGGCGACAGACCAATGTCACCTAGCGTTTTGGAGACGGGATCGGCGGGCTTCCACGCTTTCTCCACGTCCACATTCAATTCGGCACGCGGATTTTGACGATACGCAACGACAGCCTCGTCGATGCCGCCTATGTTAGCGGCCAAGCCAGGGCGAATTCCGTTGAGATAGGCCTTGATCTCATCTGCGGATGAGCCGCTTTTGATGAGCGCCGTCACTCGTGCATTGGCGCCCGCCAGTTCAGGGTCGCGCTCGAACTTGCCGGCCGACGAAAGCTGCTTCGGTTCTGCGCCCTGAACTTGAGCCGACAATGCCTGATTGATCAGGCCCGAAGCAGCGCCCGCCTTGAGTTTGCTGGCGCTCAGCAGTCGGTCGAGACGGCGTGCCTTGTCTTGCACCGTAGCCGGCTTGTCACCAGGCTGCGGGAAATAGGTGCTGCGATAGGCCTCGATCTGCTCACGGGTGTATGCAGCGCCGGTGCCCAGCGTCAGGGCCGCGTCGAGGATCTCCCGCTGCGCGTTGATCGCGCGCTGCCGATCCTCATCCGTGGTATAGTTGCCTAGCATCGTGCCGCCGACCATCGCGTCCTTAAGCGAAGGAGCGCCGATGCTGCCAATTTTTCGTAGGTCGTCGAGGCCGCCTGCGACACGCGTGGCCAAATAAGCCGCGGTGCGCTCGCTCTCGGTCGTGTCAATACCTCCGCGCGCGTCACTCGTCCGGTCTTTGCGCTCGTTGTCGCTGGCGTCCATCGCCGCTTTCTGCCGCGCCAGTTCAGCGGCTTGCTGCGCGATCAGAAGCCGTTGCTGTTCCATTTGTACATTGAGGTCAGCCCGCGCATCGGCATTTCGCTGGAACTGCTGATCTTCCGCCTTCTGGCGCGCGACGGCCGGGTTCGCCGGGACGACGGACGAAGGCTGCGCGTACTTTTCCCAAGGCGGCATCAGAGGCTCCTCAAAGCGCTAAGATTCTTCTGAACATATGCACGGGTCTCTGCTGGTGCATGAGACAGCCACCCTTGGCCGTGCCGCTGCATCAGTTGATCGACCCTTCCAGGGCCAGCGTTGTACGCAGCCCACATGGCCGCAAGATTGCCGCGATAGCGCTCCTGCATCTTGGCGCGGTACTCACGGCCCACTCTTACATCATCGGCCTGAGAGCCATTTGACGGACGGATACCAAAGCCAGGATCACGGGCTGTTGCGGGCATAACCTGCATCAAGCCCCGCGCCCCTTTTGGGCTCACAGCGTTTGGATTACCGCCGCTTTCGCTCATCATGGTAATGCGATCGAGATTACTGGAAGGGAAAGCCGCCCGACGCGGGTTGCGTCGGACCTCCCTGAACTTGCTCCCATGAGTTGGGATCAGCAGGGTTGCCACCTTTGAAGCGGTAACCGTCTTCGATCACCCCAGGCTGCGGTCCATTGCCCGCCGCCGCTAGATTTTGATCACCTCCTCCCTGAATACCGGAGGCAGGCGGCGTAACCCACCGACCACCGCCCATGCCATCGGAAACGAACTGCGGTTGCGGCAGCGCCATCGTGGTCGCCCGCTGCCCGTAAAGCTCGATCCCTCGCTGGCTGCGCGGATCGATGCCCGCGCCCATCAAGGTCCGTTCGAACTCGGACGGAGCCTGCGGCTTGGGATTGCGCTGGCCGTAGACATCGCTCGCGAGCGCAGCAGCCACCTTATCGCCACTGGTGAACAGCGGCGCGAGATCGGCGTCCTTGCCGAGAGCCGCAGTGATGCGCGCGGCCGCTTCGGCTTGCGCGGCGGTCTGCTGGTCGCCGATGTTTTTCGACTGCACCGCGCCGAATATGTTGCCAGCGCCTCGCGCCAAGGCGCCGAGAACACCGCCTTCGACTGGCGAGAAGTCCGGCTGCATCTGCTGCTGGGCGAGCGCTTGCTGTTGTTGAAGCTGCTCAGGAGACAGTTTTACCCCTCCAGCGCTCCAAAGGAACGCCCCCTGGGGTTTCTGATCCGGGAAATCAGTCCATCCAATGGGGATCCGGGTCACAGCGCCACTGCCTTCTCATAGTCCACCATGAGATAGCCGCTTTCGTGCTGTAGAACGGCTTCAGGGTGCACATTTGCCACCTCCTGCGCCATGACGCCGATCTGCATCGGCCCACCCCACACGTAGCGATAGGAGTAAACTGGCAGGCCGTTATCCAACGTGCCCACCTGTTGAATATCGGTCTTTACCCGGCTGTCAGACATGATGGCAGCTTGGCCTGCAAGACCGAAAAGCCCCCCCAGCGCCCCATTCTTTGCGTTCGCGGCGCTTACCTGGCCCTGGTACTGCTGATTGACGAGCCCGGTGTAATCCACGCCGGCCACCGACGCTTGCGGCGTGCCTGGCGATTGCGCGCCAGGGTTCGCGATCTGCGAGCCCGAGAGAAGCGCGCTGATCTCATTCAAAGGCTGGTTGCGCGTCGTCAGAGCCTCGTTGAAGTTCTGCTGCCGGCCTGACATCGCCTCGTTGTAGGCTTGAGAACGCCCGGTCAGTGCAAGCTGGTTGAGCTGATCGCCCTGTTGCTGACCTAACCGCGATAGCTCGCTATCCCACGCCGCCGTGCCAGGGCGTAGGCCGCGATTGACCAACTGCGTTTCAAGAGCTGCGCGATCCTTCTGCTGCTGCGGAAGGATGCGCTGCGAGCCTAGATCATAGGCCCAATCCGCGGCGTCCTGGTTGTCGAACTCAAAAGGTTGGCCGCCATCGAACTTGAAACGGTCGTTCAGGTAACCCCGGATGTTCCCAGATTGCTCAGACGCAATGTTGGCGATGTTCGTCTGCGCCTGGGTGGAGGCGTCGAAGATAGCCTGTTGCTGGGGCGTGTAGGTGGTCGTCTGCGTGAATTTGGGAATTGTGACGAACTTGCCGGTGCTGTCGGTAAAGCCAGTGGTGCCGTTCTGGTCGTAGCTGACCGAGCCCCAAGGATTCACCTGGTCCGTCATATTAGTAAGCTGCTGGGTAAGCGCCGTGTCCGTGTTCATGCCCGACTGCGCGGCGGCAGTCTTGGCGGGATCGGGAGCCTTTGGTGTTGAGACCACTAAATCGCTTCCTGTTTCCAGAAAGCGCCTAAAGGGGTTCAGTGACGCTAGGTTTAAGCGGAAGAGTAGCCGAATTTATAGTCCTCTGCAAGCACGCCCACGATGATGCCATCACGGTTGCGCCCGAAGTGATCCCGGAGTTTCCCTTCGACCTCTCCACCGAGCCGCTGCGCAAGATCGATCACCTCTTGTCGCTCGGTGACGATGGTAGCCCTTAGACAGCCGAGCGCCCCAAACACATAGCCGCCCAGGTCACGCAGAAAACCGCGCGTCCATCCCGTGCCAGCGACTGTCACATGCACGTCGAGGCCCTCGAAGTGGTTCAGCAGCACACCGCCGACGATCTGCCCATCGCGTTCGACACCGATGGCAGTGTAAGGCGGACACAATCCGAAGCCGAGCCGGTCTGACACGAACTTGGCGACCGGCTCGCCTGAAACGATCACGTCACGATTTCCGCCGTCTCGTATGTCATCTCAAGCCGGATGATCTCAGCATCTAGCGGCGCGATGTTCGAGCTCGATATCTGATAGCCCAAGCTTAAGGCATAGCCAGTGCCGCCGACGGACGCCGGCTCCTGTGTGATTGTCTGAACCGGGCCGTTACTCCAGATTGCCTCGCCCCATTCGCCTACCTCCCAGACCGATACACCAGGCACATAGCCAGCGTTTGGCGCCACACCCATGTCGGTCCCATAGTCGGCAAGCATGGTGATCTTGCCCTTTACCTCTCCAGAGGCGCGCATGACGGCTCGCGCAGTCTTGCCGATCTTGAGCGAGGCCGGCGAACCGAGATCTTCAAAAAGCGGGGCCGCTGAGGCGGTGAACAGAACGCCGTCGTCCTGTCCTGACACGTTGGCCAGGAACACGGCACCGTCAGCATCGCCCATGTAAAGGTCGCCGCGGAACACGCATAGCGAAAGCGCGTGCCAGCCTGTGAATCGCGCCCAAGCGCCTGTTTCGGTATTGGACACGAACAGGACCGGATCCGCGCCGCCGATGATGTTGGGCGGGGCGACGATCGCCATCTTCTGTTCAGGCCATAGCTCAAGCTGCCAATTCGCCGACCCACGCTGTTCTACCGCAGCGCTCCAAGCATCCGCGATTTTGTAGCTAACCGTTGCCACACTGAGCGACGTGACATCCAGCGAGATTGCTTTCGACAGCGGGACAAGGCCGACCGTCGTTGCAATCGCGATGTCGCCGCCGCCCCTGAAGAAGGCTTGATTGCCCAGCGGGGTGCCGGTGCGATATGTGCCTACCTTTGTGAAGTCTGTGATAGGGTCCGAGCCCTGGTAGACGGCGACTTCCCCCTCAGTGGACACGAAGACGAGTTGTTCCGAAAGACCGCCACCAGCGCCCGCATCAAGCGACCAGGTGGCACCGAACTGAAGCGAGCCGCCGCGGCCGAACACGCCAGCCAGTGGAAACCATACAAGGTTGCCGCCGATGCTGTCGGCCGCGTCCATGTAGTAGGCGTCCATGCTGTTCTTCGCCGCGAACCACAGCCGGTTCTTGTAGACCCACACGTACGAAAGATCCGCCGTAGTCAGCGTGTTCGGGATTGCGATGCCGGTAAGGGGCGAAAACGTGGTGCCGTCATAGATGAAGCCGGTATCGGCGCCGTTTACGCCAATCAGGAACACGCCCCCCGAGGTGGCGAACTGCACGACTGACCACCGGCCGTTGGTGTAGCCACCGGCCATCTGCGTTCCGTTGTCGCTCGGCCCGGTCAGCGATGAGATGTCGTAAATAGCATTAGCACTCGCCGCGAACAGCCGCTCGTTGAAACCGTTGTCGTATGTAAACATTGAAAGCACATCGTTGTCGATCGTAGCATAACGCTGCTTGCCGCGGCGCATGATGACGGACGATGCCTTCGGGAAGAAGTTGTCGAGCACTGCCGCGCCTTGGCCCTCGATAGACCGTGGCTCAGCCAGGTTGCGATTGCTTATCCACCCTGCGGTGGGAGCATCCCATTTCTTGAGTTCGACCCTGCGCGGCTTGGGGCGGGTCTGCCGCCGAGCATACATCAGGCCACCAAAACGCCAGGCGTGATGCACACAGTGTAAGAGCCAGACGTAACACTCATGACCAAGGCCACGTTCGACGGCTCCCCGGTCAGAGCGACAACCTGCTCGCGGCGTGCCGACAGATCGACAGCCATGCCGTTCTGCTGGTTCACTTCGACACTAACATCACCCAACGCCAAGTAGGCATAGGCAGTCGAACTCGGATGAACCGTCGAAACTAGGCGGATCGCAGGATGATCGCCCTCAATGGCAGGAAGCTCAATCCGCTGCTGCTGGTTGCCCATCAACTGCACGATCATGCTAGGGCCGGTCGGTGCAAAGGTCGCCATAGTCTCAGCCTAACTCGTAGGGCCACGCGAGATGCGTGCCAGGGAAGGAACGCCGTGCGGACGAACGATAGACGCGCGCGCCCTTGTCTTTGGCCGCATACTCATCGAGGGCCTTGATGAAGGCCTCCTGGTCACCCGAAGCGTCTAGCTTCTTGTTCTCGCGCCACCGCCACACCAACCCCAAGGTCAGTAGCCGCTCGGGGAGCAGAAACAGGTCGGTGTCTGCGGTGAAAGCCTGCTTAGCGGCCATGTCCGCCGACTTCGCCCAGGCGTTCGTGATGTACGGGTAGACCGCAGATCCACTCGGTGCTGGCGCAAACCGCACTTTGTCGCCGTAAATGATCCAGCCCCCGGGAAAACCGCTGAAGCCGCGCGTCTGATCGAACAAGAACACATTTATGTCGGTGAACCGGCGATAGCCCCAAGCCCAAGTGGCGTTGCCCTGGACCGCAGAATTCTGAAGCTGCCGGTCGTAGTCCGGTGGCAGATCGAATACCTCAGTCGATCCGTCGCCGACAATCTCGGCGACCCGCACCAGCGCCTGCCAATCCTGATACTTCGCCACGTCCTGCGCCACTTCGTTCACGAGGTCGCACATCTCCATCTCGAAGACTGAAGTCACGCCGATGAACTGGCTGGGCTTACGGCCGATCAGGCGAAGCGCCGCTGATTGGAGGGCATCGAGGAGCATCAGGCCGCCTGGGTCAGCTCATCAAGCATTTTGACCAAAGTTTCGCGCTTGAAGTTGCCACGAGGCCGCACTTGGGTGAGCTTCTCGATCTCGTCCTTGACCTGATCGTCGGATAGCTCGGCAAACGCATCCTCGGCCTTCTGGATGATCTCTTCGACTTCAGCCGGCGTCGGCTCCACGACGGGAACCGCAGTGGAGCGCGCCTCCAATTCGGCAATACGGGCGCGCAGAGCGCCCATCTCGGCAAGAGCATCGGCGCCTTTGGCGCGGTCCGCCATGAATGCGGCGGCTGCGGCTTTGAGCGAGTTGCCGTTCATGCCCAGCGTCTTGGCTGCGGGGCCTTCAAGCGAGTGCAGCGCTTCGATGCTGTAGATGCGGAGTGCGCGGCATAAGGATAGCTGCTCAGGAGTTACGCCAAAGGTGGTCAGCATCTCAAGCGGGGTGCCATTGGCCTCCTGCGGGTTGCCTTCCTTGAAAGCGCGGTACTGATCTGGCCACCGCTCGGCGAAGGTCATCACTTGGTTGCCTTCGCGCTTCCAAAAGCCGTCAGCGGGGAACACAGGGACATAGTTCTTGCTGCCGGCGAACCGGACTTCCACCACCTCCTTGTTCTCGGTGACGAGGCGCCCGGTCGCTTCCGACTTCGGGATGTTCTCAAGCTGGATGACCTTGAAAACAGGGGTGATCGTGATCTCGCGGTCGTCGATTGCGACAGGCTGAACCATGTTGGGCGCCTTCAAAAGAGGATGGGCGGGGCCGCTAAGCCCCGCCCGATAGGGTTAGAGAGTACCCTTGCGAGCCCAGAAGCGGTCACCGGCAGCGAGCGCGGTGGGCATCAAAGTGCTCGGAGGTGCGTAGTAGCCGCCAGCGCCCGGAGCCGCGGTCATAGCGGGCTCGGTGATGGTCACCTGAGTGCCAGGAGCCGCCGCGGCAGGGATAGCCCCCGATGCCTGCACCCAGACATAGGTGTGGCCATCGTCGCCAGGCTCCATCACACCAAGCTGTGGCGATGCGATCTGCTTGGAGCCGTCATACCAAACCTGGCCCGCGCGAACGACCTGATGGAGGTTCGGCCCAAGCTGACCGGAAGTGCGAAAGGGAGAGGTCATGTTCTACGCTCCTTACGAGGTGGTGCGGATGCGGTAGGAGAACAGCGGGTTCTCCAGCACGAGCCCACCGGACCACACAATGCCCTGCGCAACCGCGTCCTGGTTGATCGGGCGCATGCCGTTGCCAGGATGGAAAGGCACAAATGACTGGCCAGGGAACTCGTATATAGCGAGCCCATCGGTATCGATGCCGAACACGGTGTTTGCCGGCATGACATTGCCGATGCCGCCAGCTGCCACGATGTCCACCGGTCCGGCAGGCGTGACGTAGGTGAGGCCAGCAAAGCCCAGCTTGCCCAGGCGATCCGAGACGATGCGCTGGTGAGCGACGAACGAAGCATCGATCGGCTCATAAGCGAGCGCGTCGGCAATCAGCAGATCCGCATAACGACCGTTGCGCGAGCGAGCGAGCGAGATGCGGTTGATGATCGGGCGCGTGGTTGTGGCGTCCCAGGTGTTGTAGCCCGCGACATCGCCCGAGACGATGTTGAAGGTGCTGGTGCGCCATGAGGGGACAGAAGCGCGATCGATGCCGCCGTAGGTGCCGGTGTTGGGCAGGATCGGGATTGCGCCGCCCAGGCCGATCATTTGACGCCCGCCGTTGGCAGTGCCATCGCCAAACATCGACAGCTCGAATTCCTCCTTGACCGCCTGCTCGGCTGCATCGAGGTAGAATTCCATCAGGTCGATGGCCTCTTCGTCACCGCTCGTATAGAGCAGTTCCGTGCCGTTCAGCGAGAACGGCGAGACGACGCGCGACCAGTTGAAGACTGCGCTGTTGAGCAGCTCCTTCGGCGTGATCTCGATCTTGTCATAGCCCGTAAACCACTGGGCATTGAGCTTGTCGAACTGGATCGGGACGCGGAGTTCCGGCCCACCAGCGCGCTTGATCTTGATACGGCCATTCTCGCGCAGGATGCGGGAAAGAGGCGTGGAGTTGTAGACGAGGTTCTGCACGTCCTTGGAGCGACGTGCGGTGGCTGCGGTCAGTAGCTGACCATAATTCCGGTCATTCACGATAGCCATGATGGGCCCCTTATCGTTTCAGGCGGCGCATCTCGGCGAGGATGGAATCTCGCGCGGATTCGCCAGGCTTAGCCAGAGAAGCGATGTCTTCGGACACCGACCCAGGCGCTGATTTGATGGATTTGGAGCCGCTGAAGCTATCGTCAGCGCGGCGGACAGGTATGCCAAGGTCCGGGGAAGGCTCTGGCGGCTCGACATAAGAAGACGGATTGATCCGTTCAGCCATGTCGTATGCCGCTGCAAGCCGGTCGGCCGGGCTCAGGGTCGCAGGTATCTTACCGGACTCAAGAAAAAACGCAATATCCTCTTGCAATTCGTCATAGCGCGGATTCTCGGCGCGGAATGGCTGGATGATCTGCGCTGCAAGCTGCTGGTGCTTGAGCGCGGCAAGCTCCTGCTGAAGCTGCTGAACCTCAGGCGCCGGACCCTGCTGCTGCTGCGGTTGCTGCCGGGCCTGCGCCATCGTCTGTTGGTAACCCTGCGGCCCCTGGCTGACGATGTGCTCGGCGACTTCGTATAGCGAGAACTTCTGCCCATCCGGCTTGGTGGGGCCAAGCTCCTGCAAGATCGCGTTCAGCCCAGCGAGGGGCGAACGGGTCATCAGGTTCTCGATCTCGTTGACCTTGATCAAGCTGTCGCGAAGATCCCTTCCGTTCTGCTTGGCCAATTCGTCGAACTCGCGGATGCTCTCATACCGCTGGGCACGTTCTGAGTGCTGCTGGATCTCGGCCTGAAGCTCGCGATGGATGCGCTCGACCTCGCCCTGAACCTCACGCGGCGTGTTGCGCCACAGCTCCTTGGCGCGCGGCAGCATCTTGGCCGGGGGCTCGACGTACTTCTTGCCGTCCTGTGGCTTCTCTGCCGGTTTCTCAGGGCTTTCACCGGGCTTTACGTCCGTTTCGTCCTCGGGCGCCTTATCGCCTTCCTTGGCGGGCTCCTTCGCCGCGGTATCAGGCTTGGCCTCAACGTCCTTCGCATCAACCTTCGGCTCATCGGCGGGATCAGCCTCCTTTTCAGGCTTGGCGGCTTCGGCCTGCTTCTTGGCTTCCGCCTTGAAGACGTGTTCGAGATCGGCGCGCGCGCTTTTCGGCTCGCTCGACTCGGGCAAGTTGGGCGCGCCACCACCGGAGGCGCTCGGGCCCGGATCGGTGTCAATGACGGTGGAGGGTATGGTTGCGAGGTTTTCCATTTCAATCCTCCAGTATGGCCATGGGGGGCACGCGGCCGTTGCGCACGTCCTCGATCCCGGCGCGGATGTCGTCGCGGCGTTGTTTGCGATCGAACTTGTGCTCAACCGGCTTCAGGCGCTCGTTGCCGATCTCGGTGTAGCGCTCTCCCCTCGGGTTATTCTCCGGCAGAAGGGAGCGGCGGTAGGACGCCAAGCTGTCGTGCATCTTGCCATCGGGCCCAAGGCAAGGCTCAATGTGATCGGAGAGTAGGCGCGGTGCGGTGAGGCGCCGTACAGCAGCCTCCCCGCACGCGCACGACTGCCTCTCGTGAAAGTCGCACAACTTCACGAAGCGGTCGAAGCGATGCCCCGCAGCGCATTGGAAGTCGTACAACGGCACTCAGATCTGATCCGGTTCGAAGTCGTAGCCTTTGAGCCAGGCTACCTTGTCGTCACCATCGGCGAATGGCGCGTCCAGCTTGTCGATGCCGTGCCGCTTCGCCTCGCGGCCCATGGCAAAAGCCGGCGTCTGCTCGACGGGAGTGTCGTCTGTCTTCTGTTTTTCGGTCGGCACCGTGCTGCCGCCGCGCTCTAGGGGTTGTTCGGTCGTGCCGGGTGCATGCTTCTCCTTGGCGGCTTCGGCCACGCTCTGATTGGCGGTATCGGTCTTGCCGAGGGTGGGCTTGTTGGTCGCGTACTTGGCAACGCCCTTTTTGCTGTTGGTCATGGTGCTCTCCTTCACGATGGTGCCCTGCTCATGATGTTCACCCAGGCGGGCACGGCCGGGTTGGTGAAGACGTTCAGAACGGCGCCCAATAGCGAGACGGTCAGCGTGCGCGGCGTACGCGTCAGCACGATCGTGGCCTGCTTGTTGGTGACGCTGCCTTCCAGAATGGTGGCATCGTATCGGTAGGTGGCCGCACGTGTGTTCTCGACGGTCACCTGCACGATAGGCACGACGCCAACCGGGTATTCCTTGGGGAAGACGTAGATCGCCTCGCCATTTGCATCGAAAGCAAGCTGTAGACGACGAGCCTGCAACCGGCTTTCGTGCGTGTGGTTCTCCAGCGCGTATCGAGGCACGTCGCCCTTCGCGCTATCGACCTGAACAGCCGGAGGCGCTGTCGTGGCCGGCTGCGGCATGATCGCCGCCACCTGCGCCAGTGTCATGCCGGGGTTGCTTACCTCGCCCATCTCACCACTCCGTTGCGGCAAATGTCTTGCCGGTGGTGGCGCCGAAGACGCTGATTGCCTTGCTGGTGCTGGCCGTGAAACGACCGCCAGGCAGGACCTGATAACCCGTGGTGCCAGTTGCTGCCGTGCCGCTCTCGGTCACACGCATCTCGGCGTCGGACGTGTTTTGCAGCGTGAACCCGCGTCTATCCGCGTTAGCCGTAGCAACATTCTGGGCCGTGCCGCCCGTCGCAATAGAACCGCTACGATCCACACCCGCAGGCAATGCGATCGCCTGAGTGACAGCGGGGAGCGCCGAACTACCGGCTAACTCCTCCGGGTTCGTTATCGTTACGGGATTACCTCTGCGGGGCATCATCCGCTCCTTCACTAGCTGCTTGCTGTTCGGTGAACCCTTGCTGGCGGTCCGCGCGCTCCTCGGCACGTTGGCGGAAGCCGTGTTCGGCCTGGGTACTCTCAACCTGCATCGCTTGATCAGCATGACGCGCCTGCTCGTTTGATGCAGCGCTATATTCGGCCAACTGCTGCTTGCGCTCGTCAAGCCCGATGGATTCAAGGATTGCTGCAGTCTCTGCTGTCAGCTTGTTGACCTGGGCCTCGATAAGGGCGGTCTTGGCTTGCTCGGCGCTCAGCTGAACCTGCAACTTGCCAGCTTCGTGGGACGCCTTGCCCTGCGCCTCCGATGCCTTCTGCTGCATCTCCATCATCTTGCGCTGCATTTCGGCCTTATCGAGCGCAGACTTGGCTTCCACGCCAGCAAGAGCCGCCTGTGCCTTCTTCTGCTCGGCCTCAGCCAGCATCTTCTGGGCTTCGACCAGGCCCTCGTTGTCGCCTTGCTCGCCCTGCGCCGCTTTGGCCATCTCGGGCGCGGCATCAATGAACTCGTCGATCGCACCATCAAGCTCACGACCGGCACGATACGGCGCAAGCACGAACTTCATCAGCGCGCCGGCCATCTTGGCGCCAGCCTCGCCCATCGACGCCATGCCCATGAGGGATTGCGATGCAGCGGTGAAAGCCGCCATGAATTCGGTGCGGCTCTCCTTCTCCTGCATCTCATCGGTCAGGATGGTGGACGAGGACTCAATTTCGAACGTGAAGGATCGTGCGCGTTCGTTGTGAAGCAACTTCTCGACTTCATCGATCGGGACCAGCGCTTCGGCCTCGGCAAGCATGGGTGCATACTTGGCCAGCGTCTGCTGCTGAGCCTGCTCGAACATCTGCTGGGCCTGAGCGGGGTCAACCTGACCCTGCGCGCCCTCTGCCTCTTCCTTGGCCTTCTGGGCCAGCGCCTCCAGCTCCTTGCCCGCGCCGTCCTCGATCTCCTTTACGCGCTTCTTGATGTCCGCTGCCGTGGGTAGCTCCATCTGCGACATGTCGAGCAGCGTTTCGCGGCTGAACTTGTCGGCGATGATCTCGGCAGCGATCTTGACCGCGTCGGCTGCCACGCGCTGAAGCTCGTTGCTCTTCTCGCGAACACGCACGCTGCCGTACTGGCTCTTGAGCTGCTGAGCGCCGAGTGTCTCCTGCGCCTCGGTGGCGCCGCGCATGATATCCGAGATGCCCGACAATTCGTAGAAGTCGGTGATCAGCTGCTGGCGGGCTGTGATGAGGCCCTGAATGGCAGTCGCAATCTCAGCCAGCGGGAGCCAGGCCACAAAGCCCGCCGCGCCCTGCTGGAGCATTGCCGCGCCAGGGACCGGCACCAGCATCACATCGTCGTCGGACGCGATCAGCTGTTCGACTGCCTCGCCAACGTCACCACCGGCAGGGATCAAACCCTTCATGCGGACCTGATCGAGCAGCAGGTAGATGCGCCCGGTCAAATCGCTGATCTTGTCGAAGTGCTGCTTGTAGCGCTCGTAGTCGGGAACGGGAATCAGCGATCGGCGGCGTAGCGTGGCATAGGCAGGCTTCGGGCACGGGAAGAAGTCGGTCAGGTCGAGGTGCGGCTCGTCCTTATCGAGGAACGTATCGACGCCCTCGGTGACCCAATAGACCTTCTTGTCGGCGCGGTGCCAGACTTCCCAGACCTTGCACTTGGGCTGCACGGCGCGGCGCGAGCGGCTATCGGACTCGTCCTCACGCTTCAGCGAATAGGTAGCATCCTCGGCCTTCTCCTTGCCGAAGCGATCTTCCATCTGCTCACGGCTCATCCAGGCAGCAGCGGCTACCCAGCCCACTTCCGACCAATAACGCGCCGGCTCGTGCAGGAAGTCGCGCCGATCCTTGTGCTCGACGCAGACCTTCTGCTCGTCGCCTTCCTTCTCGTACCGCAGCCATAGAACACCGCGGCCCGTGAAGATCACGTCGTCGCGCGCCTGCACCATCGCTGAGTTGATATCGGTGCGCTTGAACACCGACACAGCGCAACGCTCCAGCAGTTCCGCCGTCACGTTCGGGAGGCGCTTGCTGTCCTTGAACAATGGCGCGACAACAGGCTGCGGTGGACGGGCGTAGACGGCGGGTTTCAGGATCTCGAACGACGCCCAGAACATATCCAGAGCCGTGTCCTGCCAACCCACTGAACTGGTGTCGGTCGGCTGCCCGATGCCGTCGAGGTTGTAAATATCGTCGATCGTCTCGCATGTGGCCTGCCACTCGCGGAAGGCATCTTCGGCCTTGCGCAGGGCAGCCAGCACGCCAGCGGACAAGTCCTGGTCTTCGCCAACGAAGGTTTCAGGTTCGGTCATCGGCGCCTCGCCATCTTGAGGGGAGGAGCGATCACGCCATCAGCGACAACCTTGGGCATGCCGCGCGCGGGGGTGTCGGTCTTGGGCGCGTTGCCGGAGCTGATCTTGTCCATCAGCTGGCCCACGAGACCCAAAGCATCCACTTGGTCATCATGGACGCCTACCGGAAAGCTCATCATCTCGGAGATGAGGTCAGACAGCCATGACGCATCGCGCGGTACGCAGAGGCCTTGCATCGCCATGCGCCCCCGCATCGACTGCGCGCGCACTGCCTTGTCGCCGCGGGTCGGGAACTGCTCGCGGGCGACGTACGCCTCGCTTTCGAGCATGCGCTTGATGAGGAACGGGCCGACGCCCGACTTGATCTGGCCTGTCTCTTCGGCCCAGCCAACCGGCTTCCACTTGCGGACCAGCGCGCAGAACGCGTCTACCCACACGTCGGAGGATGCCTGCGCCCGCCATAGGTCTAGCAGGAACATGCGGCCATCATGGGCCACGCCGACCACCGCGTGCACGGTGTAGTCACCGCCGTCTGCGGTCACAGCGTAGTCGGAGCCGCCATAGATCATCATCTCCTCGCGGGGAGGGATGGCATCGACGGGCACAATCCATTCGCGCTTGAAGTAGTCGCCCGTGTCCGGTGCGGGCACCTGTTGGTACAGCGCGGACCACGTGCGGGGCATGCGCTCGAAGGGCTTCCAGTGCCCCTCGGTGAACCACTCAGGCCAGATGTACTCGCCAGGCAGTCGGCCCAAGGGATCGTCAGCGCGCGTGGCTTTCGCGGGAATACAGATCACCTCCCACGTCTCGCCGTCGCGGCACTCGATCACCCCGCTTTCGCCGGCCCAGCCCTCGGGGAGGATGGCACCAGCAAGGTCACCCTCATGCCAGCGAGTCTGTGTAATCATCAGCGAGCCGCCAGGCTTAAGGCGGGTCAGCACGTCTTCTTGGTAGGCATCCAGCGTGGACTTGCGCACCACTTCGGAGTCGGCTTCCTGCCGCCCTTTGATAGGATCGTCGATCGCGATGAAATCGGCGCGGTTGCCGGTGATACCCGACAAGATACCGCCGCCCATGAACTCGCTGCCGTTCTCCAAGGCCCATTCATTCGCTGCGGAAACGTCAGCGCTAAGGGCGGTTGAGAACAGCGCGCGGAACTTTGCCTGCTTTACGATGGAGCGCATGCGCCGGCCGAACTTGCGGGCGAGGTCAGTGCCGTAGCTTACTGCGATGACCTTAAAGCCGGGTTTGCGGCCCATAGCCCACGTAGGCGCCACAACCGTCGCATAGGTGGACTTGGCGGACCCCGGCGGCAGAAACAGCATGGTGCGTCCACGATGACGTTCAATGCAGCGCTGCGTGGCGTTGAGGATGATCTCGTGATGCTCAGCCAGTACAGTCTCAACCGGCGCGAACGTCTCTTCATCGTCGTCTTCCGATACCGGCGCGCCAGGCACTTCGATGTAGCGGGCATAGTCCACCAGACTCATGCGAGCGCGCCGGCGTCGAAGCAACTCAGCGGCAGCAATCTGCGGGCTGATCTTTTCCACCAGCATCAGGGCTTCACCTGGCCCGTAGCGATGGCGGCAAGCAGTTCGTCACTCGCCTCAATCACGTGCTTGATGGGATTTGCAGCGTCACCAGCAATGGTCAGGGGTAGAACCTTACCGACTAGCGACAGGAAGGCTGCTGGCGTCTTGTCGGCCTGCTCGGCCAAGTAATCCACACCGCCTGCCTTATCGAGCGCGGCTAGAATCATCTCTTTAACTTGGCCGGTTACCTTATTGGGTGCACCCTTAGGCCTGCCTTTGCCCGCTGCTGGGGGCTTGGCAGTATTTCGCACTTGTTTAGTGGGCGCGCCCGGTTCCATGGGCCATCCATCTACAGCACGAACAGCCCCTTCGTAATGTGACTAAATTCAGCCGGCGATCTGTCCGCGGAAGTCAGGCCCGTAGGCTGCGTGCAGTATGCGATACAGCTGGCCGCGATCGATCTGCATGGCGCGCGCTATCTGCATCACCGTCTTGGGTTGGTGCCTCTCGATGTAGTGAACCACACGAGCGCGGGTCACTGGCGGGCGTCCGCGGGCCATCCTACCCCTCCCTCATCTTGCGAATGTCTTTGGCGACCGGTGGTTGAGCGAGGGCGCGGATGGCGGTGGCGATCACGTTGCCTAGGCCACGGAACTCGAATGCCAGCTCATCATCGGCTCGATCGATCCTGGCGCGAGCATTCACCTCGGACTGTTGTTCCACCACCTTCGCCGCCTCCTCGATGGCGGAGAGGCGGTGCTCAGCCACGACACGCACGAACTCTGCGATGGTCTTGTCTCCCGCCACCATGTTGCGCAGAGCAGCCGCGTCATTACCGCCAAAGCAGATGCGCTCGGACATAGCCGCCAAGTCGGCAGCACAATGCCAGTCCGCCTCTGTGATCGTGATGTCGGTCATGGCTTGTTTCCTTGGGTGGTGTCAGGTGCAGGTCGCTCAGGCATGCCGATTGCCTCCAGAACCTCCTGCACGATCGACTGCACGAAATAGGCCTCAGTCTCGTTGCCCGGCTTTTCTTCCCCAATTGCTTCCCAGAGGAACTGCGCGACATGGACCGCTTCGTGCGCGACCATCGCTGCGATCATCGGCCAGGTAAGATTGTCATCGTACTTCACGCAGATCAGGTACGTGCGGTAGAGCCCGTCTTTGGGGTTGTGGAAGGCCCACACACGCGCGCCGTTGTCGTCGCAGTACGGCTCCTCAAAGGCGTCGTCAGTGAGTTTCACCCACTGAGCGCGTAGGGCCTTCTCACCATTGCAGTAACCAATGTTGCAAGGCAGTCCGCCGCCCGCGTTTAGCCAGTGAGTGCGCGGCTTACCCCTCATCCCTCTTCTCCCGTGCCACCGCGTTGGTTGGGAGGAGAGGGGAGGGGAATCACTTTGCGTCCGCAGCACAAGGGACAGTCGTGTAAAGTGCCGCGCCACAAATCGACCCCGGTGCCGTCACAAGACGGGCAAATCTGGACCGGCTCTTCTCCACCGCGTTCGGCTAGGGTGTTGTTGGTGGTCATGCGGGGCTGTCCTCTGCCTTCAGGGCGCGCATCACGATCATGGTGCTGTCATCGTTTGAGCTGTTGCGGACCCAGCCACCCTGGCACTCGTAGAAGCTGCCACGCTTCATCTCGAAGGAGCGCGAGCCGTCGTGGAGCTTGCCAAGGATCGATTTCTCGGTCGCGCCCTCAGGAGTGAGCACGATCTGCTCCAGGCCGTCTTGGATATAGAGAGCGATCTTCACGCGCTTCTCCTCTCTTGGTGGTGGGTGGTGCAGCTATGTTCCGGGCGAATGCCGCACGGCGGCACCGCGCTCTCGCCTACGGTCGAGCCGGTGCCCGTCTCGCCGGCTGCCGCCGCTTCGATCGCTTTCGCAGGCCGCGTCATGCCGCCACCATCGCGGGGGCGCAGGCGCAATCCACCTCCTCGCCCTCTAGCGTCAGGATGCGGCCAACGTCCTGGCAGCTGGCGCAGGCGGGTGCAGGCCGCTCGGCAACCGGCTCTGGCGCGCGCGCAGACGAGCGCAGCACGAAGTGGCCATCCTCATCACGGCGCAGGTGGCCATAGGTCTCGGCCATTTCCTTCCAGCGCTGGGGCAAGGCATCAATATCAGCCTGCGCGCATTCACCCCTGGCAAGCCAGCGCATGGCCTCATCAAAGCGCGCCTGGCGCTCATGGCGGGCAGCAGTGGCCGCGCGGTCACGTTCCTTCACCGCAGCGTCGTCTCGCGACCAGCGCGACAGGATCTCGACACACTCCGAGGTGCTAGGGTAGAATGTGCAGGTCCGCAGCGCTTCACGCACCAGGAACTCCAACTCGGCAGTCGAGGGATGACCAATCGCGATCTCGTAGGCTCGCACTCGCAGCTTCCCACCGACATCATCGTCTTTTCGGCGCGGCAGGGTGTCCAGCATCCGGAGGCACTGAGCGAAGAACTGCGTGTCAGCCGCGAGCAGCGCAGGCAGCGGAGCGGATGCGACGGCCTCAGCAGCGGCAAGCTGGCTATCAGTGAGGCGAACCGCCACCGAATGCGAGTTCGTCGAGTGCGCGGGTGAAGCCATCACGGTTGTCCGCAGGGCGGGCAGCACCTCGCCAAGCTTCCGGGGAACTCGCGGCGGGTTGGACAGGTCGGTCATCGTACTTGCCTTCCAGGATCTTGGTCACGGTGTCGGGGCGGAGGAGGAAATCGATCGTTGCGCCGGACCAGCTTCCGGTCTCGCCGCGCAGAAATGCGCTGCCCGGCACTCGCTGGATCGCCTGCTGGATCGCAGCCAAGCCATCGTCCCGCAGTCGGGCCTGGCAGGCTTTGCGGCGGGAGGGGCTGAGCTTCTGGCAAGCCGGGAGGCTGTGGGCCGAGGCCATCGCGTTCCAGCTCGAAACCACCGATGCAGCGTCGTCGCGGGTCTCAGACTGACTTTCCTCGTCAGAGGAAATGTTAGTCTGGGGGGTATGAGTATTATCTATAGGGGGAGTAACGCCGTTACTGTAACGCGTTACATCACCACCCTTCTTGCCCTTGCGCTTCTCGCGATAACGGGCCTGCCGCTCCGCATTGGTGCGGTCAGCCTTGCGCTCGCTGATGCGGGCAAACTCGACGATCTCGTCAAGCGACAGGCCCTTAGCGGCCAAGAAGGCGAGGGCGTCGGAGTTCATGCGTAGCGCTCCGCCCAGACTTCGGGGAAGAAGCTACGCAGAGCCGAGGTATCGCACGAGCGAACCCATTCATCCTCAGCGATGCTCGGATGCGAGGGATGATCGCAGAACAGGACATCAAAGAGCGCGACTTCGAGTTGCTCATCCGAGATGAGGTTCCCGATGTTGGGTTCGTCGCCTAGATAAGCCAGGAAGTCGTGCAGTTTGCTTTGCGCGTAGAACCACTCACCATGTGACCGCAGGCTAGCGAACGCTTCGTGGAAAGCCCGCTCTAAGGCGGTGCTGCCACGGATATAAGCCCACAGTACCAGCGGCAGAGGTGAGCCGCATTGCAGGTTCCGCAGCCGCCCGAGCGGATGGTTGGCGGTGTAGCCGATCTTGACCACAGCATCATCGCTGCGATGCAGAAGGGCCTCAGGGGCGACGAAGTAGACGAAGCCTGTCACTGAAGCAAATCCCCGAACGTATCGAGACGCAGCACGATCAGCGTCGTGCCGCGATCCTCGCGCATGGCCAGGAAGTCGTTCTCGCCAAGCGCCTTCTCGATCCACTCAGGCAGGGCAGCGCGACGCTTGCACTCACCACGGTAGATGGTCTTGCCATCGTATCCGGCAGTGACTTCGACATCGCCCTTGGCGTAATCGGTGGCACCCGAGAGAGGCACGCGCTGTGCTGTCAGGCCGCGCGCGCGGAAGTCGTTCACCAGCTCACGCTCGTAGACGGCGCCCTTAGTGCGGGACATCTTACCCATCAGCGTGCCGCCAACGTGGGTTGACGCGAGCGCAGCGCGGCAGAGACTGCTTGAGCAAGCGCTTTCGAGCCCGCGTGCATGTCAGCCTCATCCCGTACCTGGTGACGGATCTCCAAATCGACGGGCGCGGGGCGTGGCTTGCGCTTCGGCTTCGCGGCCGGCTTGGGCTTCGTGAGCAAAGGCGCGGTCAGGCGCTCTGCGACGTAGGGCCGGGCTTCGGCAGCGGTGGCGCGCAGGCGATCCACAAAGGCCGCATAGGCTGGATCGCGAGCAATGTAGGCTTCCGCGACTTGGCAGCCGTGAACGACAGTGCTGTGATCCCGACCGAACACGCGCCCGATCGTGGGGAACGAGTGGCCGTTCTCCCTGCCCAGCAGCATGCAAGCCTGCCGGACGCGGACGATGCGAGCGCGGCGAACAGGCCCCACCAGCACCTTGCGCTCGATCCCGGCTATCTCCGATGCCAACGTGATGATGTCGGCGACACGGGCGCGGGTCATGACGCTGGCCACTCGACAGGAGGCAGCCCAGCGCGGCGGCGCATTTCGTCGGCCTTGGCGTGGATGAGGGAACGATCCCCCTTCCCGCGCGCCGCCGCCAAGATGCGCGCGGCATCGCTCGGCGTCGGCGTCGGGCGCTTGGTGAACGGCCAGCGCATCAGGCCAGCCCCAGAGCGGCCATGTAGGCGTCGAGGATCATCTGCTTCTCGCGGCGATCCTCCGGCTTCATCTTCCGAAGCTTGATGATTTCCCGCATCATCTTGGTGTCGTAACCAACGGCTTTCGCCTCCAGGTACACATCCTTGATGTCGTCGGAGATGCCCTTCTTCTCTTCTTCCAGGCGCTCTACGCGCTCGATCAGGAGACGAAGGCGGTCATCGGTGGTCTCGGCCATGGGGTAATCCTTTCTAGGCAAGGGGTTCAGGCGGCGCGGCGCAGCTTGGCGGCGACGATCTGGGCGCGGCGCTCCAGCACGGCGGCGAGAAGCGCGTCGTTTTCGGCTTCGGTGGCGATCAGCTCGCGGTCGGTCTCGGCCACGCCACCGTCAGAGAGGGGCGAGCGGTTCTGGCCAATGCGATGGATCGCAGCGCCGGCCGCAGGGATCACGTCGGTGTTCTGCGTGACGAGCGGCACCAGCATGAAGCCTTTGGCCGCTACCAAGGCGTCGAGAGCGTGCGCGTCGATGTCGAGCAGGTTGAAGGCGCACGCCAAGTTCAGCGTGGATTCCTCATCCCGCGCCCGGCGGATCGTCTTCTCGTTGCAGCCGGTAGCTACGGCGACACGCTCAGGGCCATGTTCATGGCAGGTGCGCAGGAGGCCATCAGCCAGCAGGTGTCGGGCATCGGTGTCCGTCAACGGCTGCGAGGTCGGGCGTACAATGCTGCGGTGCGGCATTAGAACCGTTCTCCATGAACAGGGGTATTTATGAAGGCGCCCACCACCGCGCGGGGGGTGATGTCGGCAGCGGGCGCGAGGTGGCTGGCATGGGGTCCAGCATCGATGCACGTCGTGGTGACGCGCGTTGCTTCGGTGAGATCGCCCGCCTGATTGTCGGTGGGCATGCTCAGTTTATGGGTGGCGCTGCCGATTGGACCGAGACCGAGGCGGCGCGACAGGATCTGGGCGTCAGTGTGGGGCATGGCTCAGGCCGCTTCCGTCCGGGGCGGATCAGCAAGACGGCGGCGCTCGACTTCAACACCGATCTTCCGCGCATAGTCGCGCAGTCGGTCACGCAAGTTATAGCTTTGTTCGTCCGCGATCGAGAGCAGCTCAGCCTCGATGTCTTGAAGGGAAAAACCGGCCCCCACGGCTTAAGACCTCAAGCCAATGGTCTGGCCGCGCGAGTAGTCGCCGAACAGATCGGTATCGACTTCCCGGAGCATACCGGCCTCGAACATGATGGAGACCGATCGGCGCCCGACTGTCTTGCCGGTGGACCACTGCAACTTGCCGTTGGCATCGCGCATGATCTTCTCGCCGCGCACCATCCGGGCGACATACCGATCGATGGTCTTCATGATGCCGCTGGGGATCTTGCGGGCTTCTTCTTCAGCCATGGTCTTGCACTCCACAGTTTCGAAGGATGCGCTGCACATCAGCGACAGGCAGCGAGTAGGATCGGGAAAGGCTTGAGCTGCTGGCAGTCGAGCGCCCATCGAGCGCCGTCGTCAGAGCTTTCGAGCGAGCCAGGTAAGCAGCTTGCTCCTTACGGGTCGGAGGCTTCGCCATCTCAGCGCGCCGCCGATACGCGGCGAGCAGTCTCGAAATGACGTTCCAGAGCCCTCGCCCTTGCGCGCGGCAGAGCCTCCCCACGGAACCGCACCGGATCTGCAAACGGGTTCGCATCCAGCGCCGCCTTGATCTCGGCAAGTGGGTCTCTCTGCTTATGGGTGAGGCCGATCATGCGGCTTGCCTCCGCTTCACCGGCGGATTTGCTGCAATGTGGTCTCGGACCTTCTTTTCGGTCTCGGGCCACAGCCTGCGATTATTCCGCAGATCGCGGACGAAGTGCGGGTCGCTTAGAGCATGACGCCCAAAGGTGATCTCAGAGATACCGGCAGCTTTGACGAAAGCCTCGATCTCGGCGAGCAAATCGGGATGATGCTTGGACATGCCCATCCTACTACCGTAGGAGCGGTCCTACCGTCAAGTAGGAAAGGTGGGATGAGTCCTAGCCTTCCGAAAAACCGTCCAGCGTGGGAAGCGTCCCACATGAACGAGGCTACTCCACTCCAGAGATATATCCGCGCGCTGATCGAGCAGGCGCCCGAGTCACGCGACTTCTACGATAAGCTCCTGCAATTGAAGCTTTCGACCAAGGGCAAGCCGATCTACGACATTGATCGGGGTAAGAGTAGAAATCCCAGCTTGGCCGTGATGAACGCCATAGCAGAAGTTCTACACCAGCCCCGCGAGCTAATTGAGCGGGCCATTGCGGGCGAAGATGTCGAGCCTGCCAAGCGCCCGAAGCCAGATACTCGCCCGCGCCCGTCACATCCAGAAATGCCCGTGGCGCGTGATGTGGCGGCGGATGATGGCACGGTTGAGATATCATCGCTCGACCTTTCCTACTCAATGGGACCGGGCACCGAGTTGGATAGCTACATCGAGGAGGAGCCGGTTCGGTTCGACCCGACCTTTTTACGAAAGGTCAGCCGCGCTCCGTTCAGTCGGCTCAAGCTAGCGCGTGGTGTAGGCGACAGCATGTTCCCGACGCTGATGCCTGGTGACGTGGTTATGATCGACACAACGCAGAATAAGCTCACGATGTCGGACCGGGTCTACGCGGTCGCGCTCCACGGTGCGGCGGCCATCAAGCGTCTGCGGCTTGAGAAGGAGCGAAGGGTGCTGGTCGTCTCGGACAACCCGAGCGTGGAGAACTACGTGATCGACGCGGACGATGTGATCATCCACGGGCGGGTCGTTTGGTTCAGTCGAGAGCTTTGAAATGGCAGGCAGAAACATCTTGTTGAGTCTTTTCGCGCTGGTCGTCACGTCGTGCGGACCGTCGGCAGGGCAAGATCAATCCACGTTGAGCGCTGCCGAGAAGGGCAATCTACTGCGTAATCCTGCAGGCCGTTTTCAAATGGTGTCGGCTAAGGACGGCGATGGCATTTACGTCTTGGACACCCGGGAGGGGACTGTCCGCTACTGCAGTCACTATGTGGAAGGCGGAGATGCTATGTGCGGCAAACCCGCTACCTAAAAGTAGGACACCTCCCACTTTCCTAGTTGACGGGTAGGACTGGTCCTACTAGAACCGATCCCAGCAGGGCACATCGCCCTCTGGAGATCACCCGTGAACGCTCAGGTCCAGATCGAGCCCTCCATCGTAGCCTCGCTCGCTAAAGCGCTGGCAGAGATCGAGGGTGTTCAGAAGAACAAGCAGAACCCCCACCTCAAGAACAAGTACGCGGACCTCTCTGCCGTGATCGAGGCTATTCAGCCGATCGCGGCACATGGCCTCTGGTACCGTCAGGTCTCCAAGCGTGACGCCGAAGGCGCGTTGGTCGAGACGTTCTACATTCACGATAGCGGCGCAGAGCTTTCTGCGGGTGAGACGTTCGTCCCCGCCAACAAGAAAGACCCGCAAGGCTTCGGATCTGCGCTCACCTATTGCCGCCGGTATGCGCTGCAAACTGCGTTCGGCTTAGCGCCCGACGATGATGATGGCGAGGCGGCGACCAAGTCCTATCGCGCTGAACGACAGTCGCTGACGCCTGATCCGGCGCACGAGCAAAAGCCAAACCGCCCGCAGGCCACAAGCACGCCAGAGGGCATGCCAGATGCGGCATGGGCCAAGTTGGTGCAGCTGGTCGAGGCAACGAACGCGAATACCGTCGCGATGCGCAAGCACTTTGGCGTCACGGACCTGCGCCAGCTCGCACCCAAGCAATACGACGAAGCCATAGCCAAACTCGAAGCCGACCTTGCCGCGATGGCCAGGGAAAGCACGAACCGCGCCGCGCAGACCGGCGCCGCCTTCAACCTAGAGGACGAGATCAAGTTCTGATGACCGAGCAGGGCCATAATCATCCGCCGGCCGAAGCGGCTTTCGGCATCCACATCGACGAGTTGTTCACATTGCTCTCCGATGCACTGTCCGGGCGTCCGGTCGAGAGCGACGAGCAAGAAGAGGCGATAGATGCGCTTTTTGCCGACTTCCACAAAGCGTGGAAGGACTCAGACGCCGCGCGCGCTGCGGAGAAGAAGCCGCACGACGACGCAAGCAAGGCGGTGCAGGCCAAATGGAAGCCGATCGTCGACAAGGCAGATCGCGGCAAGAAGGCGTGCCTAGACGCCCTCACGCCCTATCGCCAGGCCAAGCAGCGCGCGAAGGATGAGGCGGCTCGCAAGGCCCGCGAAGAAGCGGCAGAGCGCGAGCGTGTCGCGCGTGAAGCTCTCCAGACATCCGATGACCTCGAAACCAAATTCCAAGCCGAGCAGCAGCTTGAAGCCGCGAAGAAGCTAACCGCTGTAGCCAACAAGATTGATCGTGCACCGACTGGCCTGCGGACCTTCTGGGAAGCTGAGATCACCGACCGCACGGCGGCGCTCAAGCACTACCTCACGCAACAGCCAGAGGTGTTCGTTGCCCTAATCCAAGAGCTTGCCGATCGGGATGCGCGCGGCGCTCGCCCGCAACGGCCCGGCATCACCTATCACGAACGAAAGAAGGCAGCCTGAACATGGCAGGATCAGTCAATAAGGCCATCATCATCGGCAACCTCGGTGCCGACCCTGAGGTGAAGTCCTTCCAGAATGGCGGCCGCATCTGCAACCTGCGCATCGCCACCAGTGAGAACTGGAAGGACAAGACCAGCGGCGAGCGCAAGGAACGTACCGAATGGCACACCGTCGTGCTGAACTCGGACGGTCTTGTGGGCGTTGCTGAGCGCTTCTTGCGCAAGGGCAGCAAGGTCTACATCGAAGGCCAGCTGCGCACCCGCAAATGGCAGGATCAGTCGGGCAATGACCGCTACAGCACCGAGATCTCGGTCGGCGGCATGGGCGGCGTACTGACCATGCTCGATGGCGCGCAGGGGAATACCGGCGGCGCAAGCGCGTCCCGCCGGGATCAGTCGGCAGGCAGTGGTGGCTGGGGCGGCGATGATGTTGATGACGACATCCCCGGTTGGAATTGATGATGGGGCTGCCTCAGCGCATTCCGAAGAAAGCCAAGCGGGCGAGCCGGTGGAAATCTACTGCTCACCGCGACTTCGTTCGCTCGCACGCCTGCTGCAACTGCGGGTCTACCGTGGCGATCGAGGTCGCGCATGTTCGCATGAACAGCGGCGCAGGTATGGGCCAGAAGCCGGACGATTTTCGCTGCGTCAGTCTCTGTCACGATTGCCACCAATCTGATCAGCACATGCGCGGTGAGCCTGCTTTCTGGGCGGCTTACAAGCTCAGGACCGGGCAGGACGTGGAATCTCTGCTGGACCAGTTCGCCGCCGCCTCGCCGCGCGCAACCGAGATCAGGCAGGCCAAACGGGAGCGCGAGTTATGACCGAGCGTATCATCGAGACACCCGAACAGCTCGAACTCTGGATCCGGTTCCTGCGCGCCAAGAAGCTGCCCATCACCGTCTCTACCGTCGATGGGCGCGACCGCACCAAGGACCAGAACGCCCTCCAATGGCTTTGGGCCACAGAGGCGGCACACCAGCTTGGCGACCGGGAGCCGGACGAAGTGCAGCGGGAATGGAAGCTGCGGCACGGCGTGCCCATCCTGCGGGCAGACAGCGCCGACTTTCGCGAACTCTACGACAAGACGCTCAAGCGCCTGCCCTACGAGTTGAAGGTGCAGGCCATGAGCATGCTGCCCGTCACCAGCGAGATGAAGGTGCGGCAGATGGTGCGCTACTTAGAAGCTATCGAGCGCGAGTGCGCTGACATGGGACTGCGGTTGACCGACCCCGACCCTGGCTTGGCGAAATACCTGGCGCGCTACCGGCAGGCCGTGGATCAGCAGCACGCAGCCTAGATCTGTTGCTGCCGAGCAACAGGCATGAACAAACCGGGTATGTCGATGTAGAGAAGACCGTCGCGCACCTTGGTTACCAAGGTGTTCATACTGTACGATGGAACGTGGCGCTGCGAATCCGTGCGGGACTTGCAGCGCCATTAACCTAGGGCATCGCAGGCCCTTCGGATCGTCTCTCAATCGCCCTATCTACTAGGGGCGCGATCCGGTCAAGAGGTCCTGCGATAGCCTGCACTAAGAGGCTTATCCGGATGCCGATACAGCATGCCCTCAAGGTCTTCGAATACGAGAACAAACGCCCCTTTCGCATCATCGACCAGAAAGGCGAGCCGTGGTTCGTACTCACTGACGTTTGTCGCGAGCTTGACCACGGCAACCCCTCCCAAGCCGCGTCCACGTTAGACGCCGACGAGAAGGGTATCATTACTAGTGATACCCCTGGCGGGGCCCAAAGGATGGTCATCATCAACGAGTCGGGGCTCTACAGCCTGATCCTGCGCAGTCGCAAACCTGAAGCAAAGAAGTTCAAAAAGTGGGTCACCAGCGAGGTTCTACCATCAATCCGCAAGACCGGCTCGTATGGGAACGGAACGCCAGCATTCATCCGGCGCTACAATCAGAACTGGGATCGAGTGTCGGAGGGCTGCTTCTCGGTCATCAACGAGTTGACCACGCTGCTCTGGGGGCGCTTTGAACACCTCGGGCACATCATGGCTGACAACGCGGCCGACGGCAGGGAACTACGGCCTGATGTCAGTGTCGGGCGAGGTTTCTCGACTTGGCTGAAGCGTAACCACCCCAGCTTGGCAGATGATTACACCTTCTACCTTCACTGGACACCGGCGAAGGAGATTGAAGCTCGGCAGTATCCAGTATCGCTTCTTGCTCCCTTTCGCATCTACGTGGAGTCGGACTGGATCCCGAACGAAGCATCCCGCTATTTCAATACTCGTGACCCCGCCGCATTGCCGCACATCGCGCACCTTTTGCCGACTAGCCGCCCGGCGCCACGCATACCGCGCTAAGCCACACACGCGACAACGCATCAACGCAGCCGCTCGGGGTAACTCGGGCGGCTGTTTCGTTGTGCATGCACCATCCCACATAAAAGTAGGACACCTCCCACTTTCCTAGTTGACGAGTAGGACTGGTCCTACTAGAACAGGTCTCAACAGCAGCCCAGAGCCGAAAGCGCAGACGGGCCGCAAGTTGGAGATCACACGATGGCAACGCAGCCTGAAACCCCCGACACTCCCGACCGCCCTGATTGGTTCGTCATCATCAGCCTTATCCTCATTGGCGTGGTTATTGGTGCCATGCTGGGGATCAGCTTCCAGCCTACCTGGGAGCCGCTGCTGTGAACGCCCTCTCCCAGACCCAGTTCGACGAGGCGGTGTCCCGCGCAGGCCAGCGCCCTCCGTTCCGCCTCAGCACCGCCGATCTGGCACGCTTGGCCGAAGTCGAGACCATGTGCCGCAACTTCTGCTGCAACCCTGCCGCCAGCATCGATCTGGAGCTTGAGCTGATGCACCAGGATCACTGCTACCGGCACCGTCCGATCCTGGGCGTGGCGAACAGCCTGAATACCATCGGCGACCGCGCCTTCTCGGCTGAGTGGGCAGCGAACCGTGTCGAGAACATGGCCGAAGCCTACGCCGAATGGGAGAGCGCAAAGGGTCCCGAGCCTGCCAAGGCGCCGGCGTTCGCGCGCGCTGATCGCAACCCTGTGCTGCGTGCCCCTGCCCTTCGCTTGCGTGAGATCAAGGCTGCGCATGGTCGGGATGCCAAGCCGAGTGCAGCAGCATGAGCGCCGGTGACGATTGGCAGGTCGGTGATCTGGCGCTGTGCGTCGATGATCGCCCTCCGTATATTTACGGGGGTCATAAGGAGTGCTCGCCAAAGTGGACAGACCCCCTGCGAAAGGGGTGCGTTTATACGGTCGTTAAGATTGGCTTGGGCAAAACTGGGCGGCTTGGCCTCAAGGTCGATCCCAAGGCGGGCGGTTTGGCCTCCCGCTTCCGCAAGATCAAGCCCCTCTCCGCCGAGGAGCATCGCAGCGCCATCATAGAGCTGGCGAACGACCGGCGTGTGCCTGTTGAGGCTACCGATCAATCCTGGGCTCTGGACGCCGACTTCCTGCGGGACGAGCGGGTTGAGTGGAGGGCTGGGTTGTGAGCCGGGTCGAGCAGATCGGGCGCGCTACGCTGTACCTGGGTGATTGCCGGGATGTGCTGCCATTCTTGGCAGACGATAGCGCAGGCATCTGCGTCACGTCGCCCCCGTACAACCTTGGCGAGGGCATGGAAGACAAAGGTGGTCTTCGCGTTGGCCACTCCGGCAGCAAATGGGGCGACCGCAAGCTTCGGGACGGTTACGGCGAGTATGCCGACAACATGCCCTACGCGGAATATTGCGAGTGGCAGCGCGACACGCTGAAACAGCTTTGGCGCATTTGCTCGGGAGCCATCTTCTACAACCATAAGCCGCGTGTCGTTAAGCGGAGCTTACGCCTCCCTTTCTTTACCGATCTGCCTCTGCGTCAGGTGATCATCTGGGATCGGGCTAGCGGCTTCAACGCTATGTCTGGTGCCTTCGCACCAATGTGCGAGTGGGTCTTGCTCTACGCAAAGCCGGACTGGTCCCTGACTGGCAAGGCGGCTTCGATGATGGGCGACGTGTGGCGCTTCCCGCCTGTCGCTGATGCTGAACATCCCGCCAGCTTCCCGCTCGCCCTGCCGCTTCGTGCCATTCAATCGTGCGACGATGGTGTTGTCCTTGACCCTTTCATGGGCGCGGGGACTACCGGGATCGCCTCTTCGCAGCTTGGTCGGTCCTTCATCGGCATCGAACGCGATCCTCGGTACTTCGATATCGCCTGCAAGCGCATCGAAGACGCTCAGCGGCAAGGCGACCTGTTCGTCAGCGGGGCAGCAGCATGAACGCTCAAACCCCCATAACCACCGCCACCGTCGAAGCCTGGGCAGCACGCACCGGCCACTTCCACATTCGCGAGCGCACCGAGGACAGCTTCGCCTGCGCCCAGGGAGCGATGGCGCTTTCTCAGCACCTAGCCAACCTCAGCCCTGAGCGGCGGGCACAGCTTAATCAGGAGTTCGATGCATGACCGAACCAAGTGGCACCGTAGAGGCGGTGGCGTGGATGTATGTTCGCCCCGAGGATGAGCATACCGAGTTCTTCTGCGATCGTTGGCCTGAACTTGTGGACAGAGGATGGGTCGAAACACCTGTCTACACCCGCGCCACCCCCTCCGATCAGGAGAAGCAGATCAGCGAGTTGGAGGAGGCGCTGATATCGGTGCAGCCTATGCTCGACGAGATCATCGAGCGAGAGGGGCTTACCGAGCCATGCGAAGTTGAGCTCCTTTGCGGCAATAGTGCCTGCGAATACTTCGGTTGCATCGTGGACAAGTCGGTTGCCATCCGAACTCTCCTCTCCCCCGAAAGGACCCCCACATGAGCCATCCCAAGACAGACGTCGACCGCCTGCGCCTCTACGGCTCTGTGCGGCCTATGGACGGTAGCCGTCCCCTCGCCGGGTTGTATGCCTGCCTCACGAGTGGATTGGTGGTTCTGGTTGGAGCGGTTGTCGCATGGGTGCTGTCGTGAGTGGGCATACGCCGGGGCCGTGGAAGGTCACCGACAATCGGTCGCTCAACGGCGCTTTCTGGATTGAATTCGACTTTTCGTGTTCGATCGCGGAGGTCCGCCACGGTGCAGATGATGGCTGGGATGGCAAACCTTACCCGGGCGATCCAGAGGCGAACGCCCGCCTTATCGTCGCCGCACCAGATCTGCTGGACGCCCTGATCGCTGCCGAGAGCCTGTTCCGCCACACCTTCGCTGAAGGCGGCACAATCCACAAGCAGATGCAGGCGGCAATTCGTAAAGCCCGAGGTGAAGCATGACCGCGCCGACCAATGGAAGCGGTGGGGAGTTCGTTCGCGAAGAACGGTACATCGTCATCAAGCGTAAGCATTTCGTGGACGACGAAGAAAGAAAACTGCGAGACTTTATCTTCAACCTTAACGAAGAAAGGAGGCTGCGAGATTTCTACTCGAAATTAGCCTCTATCGAAGCCGTCGTGGTTGAGAGCGACTGGCCTGAGTACGAGACGGTCTGGCGCATGATCGAGGCCCGCTGTTCATCCACTCCCCCCGCCCAGGTTGGGGCAGCAACGGATAGCGGGGAGGTGACACAGGCAGATCTTCGCTACCAGATCGAAAGCGAGATCGAGGCGCGCTTCTGGTCGATCGTTGATGAAGGCGAGGGGATGAGCGTACCCAGTGACATGTGGGACGCATTGACTCGCATCGTGCGCGCCGCCCGCAATCGCGACATGTGGAAGAGCCAGTGCGAGCGCCAGGCAGAGCAGTTGTCCGCCCTCGCCTCCATGCAATCCACCGATCAGGAGGGGCTGGTCGAAGCGCTGGAACCGTTCGCTGCGTTCGCCGAGACATTCGTGGATGACGAGGGCTGGAAGCACCCTCCCATGAGGGAACGGATCGTCGACTGGTTTGGACCGACAGACTTCAGGAATGCCGCCCTCACCCGCGCCCGCCAGATGGGGAGCGAGGGAGCATGAGCGTACGAGAGACGCTGACGGTCAAGCAGGTCGTGGTCGAAACCAAGGACGGCACCTTGTGCGGCGTAGTCCTGCCGCAGGTGCGCATGGACATGCTCATCGGCTTCATCGCCGATCTGTCTGAAGGCCCGATCTCGCTGGTGAAGCTGCCAGGCCTGAAGATGGTGCCAGTGTCCGAACTGGAAGCAGACCACCCCAACCCCACACAAGAGCAGGCGAGAGAGTAAATGACTGCGCTTAGACCATACTCACCGGAGACCTTGGCGCAGCGCTGGGGTTGCTCAGCCGACAAGATCAGGCTGATGTGTAAGGCTGGCGAGCTTGTCAGCTTCCGGCTAGGCAGGCTCATCCGCATCCCTGCTGCCGAGGTTGAACGTTTCGAGTGCCAGAATACAGGCTCGTCAAACACCGAGACAAGTACAGTCTCGCCTACACCGACCCAGAGCGAGGACGCGTTCGTGTCGCGCTTGGTACGGCAGACCGGGGGATTGCGGAGGCTCGCGCTCGTGAACTCTGGCGAGCCAGAAACCGGCCGCCAAGCGACAAGGTAAAGGACATCTGGGACGCCTACGTTGCCGAGAAGAAGGGCGACGGGATAGAGGCGGACCCATCGGGCTCCACATGGAAAGCGCTGGAGCCCTCCTTTGGCTACCGCATCGCCAGCGCAATCACCAGGGATGATTGCCGTGAGCATACGCGAATGCGCAAGCGGGCCAAGCGAACGGACAGCACGATCCGCAAGGAACTAGAGATGCTCCGCGCCGCCCTGCGCCATCACTACGGGGCGCAGGCCCCGGCGATCTGGATGCCGCCGCCTTCCAAGCCTCGCGACCGCCATCTCACCAAGGATGAGCTTACCAAGCTGCTCGCCTCAATCGAGACCTCACACGTCCGCCTGTTTGTGATCCTCGCCGTTGCAACGGGCGCGCGAATGTCGGCGCTGCTCGATTTGACTTGGGACCGTGTGGACCTTGCGAAAGGCTTCATCGACCTTAACCCTGCCGGCCGTCACGAGAGCAACAAGCGCCGGGCAGTCGTGCCGATCAACTCGCGGGCGCGAGATGCTCTGACGGAAGCGCAGAAGGGCGCGATGTCAGACTATGTGATCGAGTACGCCGGACAGCCGGTCCAGAGCGTGAAGAAGGCGATCCAGGCAGCCGCCAAGCGTTCGGGTATCTCGTGCAGCCCGCATGTGTTTCGGCATACGGCAGGAGTGTGGATGGCGGAGGCTGACGTGCCAATGCAGAAGATCGCTCAGTATCTCGGGCACACCTCAACACGCGTCACCGAGACTACCTATGCCCGGTACAGTCCATCGTTCATGAAGGACGCAAGCGCCGCTTTGGAGTGGTGAGTGGTACAAGAGTCCCAACCGAACCTTTCGGCATCAGCACTCAGATGCGCGAAAATCCGCCAAGAAACTCTTTTTTCTTGAACCAACAGCGCTACCGGTGTAAACGAGATGCTCTACCACTGAGCTAACCGCCCTGAGCCATTTTTGGCGCAATTCCAAGCCTGTTTAGGCGATGTGAATCGGCCAATCCGACCGTCAAGTGGTACAGTGGACCAACCAACCCTTTCGGGTGAAAGGAGCACCGTCTCTTGACTGTCATCCCTATAGAGGTGGCTCACTTCTGGGCCAAGGCCCAAATTAGCACCGACGCCGCTTGCTGGCCTTGGACCGGGCACAAGGTCAACGGATACGGCCGGTTCCGAGGCGAACGCGCCCACCGGTACGCGTACCGGGTCCACAAGGGCGATATACCCGAGGATCTGATGATCCGGCATCTCTGCGGCAACAAGCTCTGCGTGAACCCGAGGCACCTGGCGACCGGAACGATGGCGGAGAACGCTGCCGATGGTATCCTGCTTGGGGAGACCTTGCGCGGCTCCCGGAACGGCCGTTCGAAGATGAGCGAGGCAGACGCCACTTACATCGTTCGCAACCCGGACAATCTGAGCGGCACCGATCTGGCTCTTAGGTTCGGCGTATCGAAAGCGACGATCAGCCTTATCCGTTCCGGCAAGCGCTGGGCGCACGTCGCATGACCCTCTCCGAGATCAGCCGCCTATCTACCCAAGGGGAGGTGAGCTGTGGGTGAGGATCACATCACGACCGGCGAGCTTGCGACCAAGCTTGGGATTGGCGTGGGCAACCTGAGGAAATGGAAGGCGCGCGGTCACCTCAGACTGGCACCGCAGGGTGTTCATGGTCAGGGGCGGGGCAACGAGTGCCTGTGGTCGCCCGAAGCCCAGGCCGAAGCACGCTGGTATCGCGATCACCGCACCTGCGGCCCAGGATGGAAAGTCCGCGCTCTGCCCACCCCCTCCCCCAAGGACATAAGCCATGAACAGTGAAGAGATGCTGGCGTTGGCCGCCCGTTGCCAGCAGGCGAGTGGGCCGGATCGGGGGTTAGATCTAGCGATCTACCATATCGTGCAGCCTAAGCGCTATCGATGGGCCGAGTTCGTCGGCCTTTACGATCAAGACACCATCGCCATCGAAGAGCCGCCGGCCTACGTCGCCGCGATGATCGAGGCGCAAGGCCACGTGCCGCGGTCGCTCTGGGAGCCGGACGTTTGCTCCATTCCCCGTTACACCGCCTCCCTTGATGCGGCGATGACCCTTTGTGAACCGCACTGGTGGGTCAACATGAGCGCGCCGCTTTCACCTGAAGCTTACGGTTATTCGCGTGAGGAGAGCAGGCAACCCCGTGCGGGTATGGAGTGCATCGGTGAACCGTACTCTCAAGGCGCGGCTGCTGCAACGATGGCTCTGGCAGTGTGCGCTATGGCCCTAAAGGCCCGCGCCCGCGCCCACTCCCCCGAGCAACTGAAGGGAGAGGGTCGGTGAGCGCACGAGAGATAGCGGGGAAGCTGACGAAGGCGCAGCGGGAGGCAGTCACACGCTGGCCCGAACGAGATAACGGCCACGTGTGGGCATACGATAAGACCATGCGGATCCTAGAACGCCTTGGCCTCGCAACTGACCGAGTAGGCGGTAGCGGGTGGGCGCGCCTCACACCTCTGGGCGTCGAAGTCCGCACCATCCTCCAGGAGCAACCCCATGACAGCTAAGGTCTACGCCGTCGCCCAGAGTGTGCCGGAGGAATGCGACTACCTCACTGCTGGGAAGCGGTATGAGGTGTTCGAGGATCAAGAATTCCAGATCAGGGATGACGACGGCGAGCTTATCATGGCGCGCTGGTTTGTAGACGACAACCTCAACGGCGGCAACTGGACCCGCATCGAGGCCGAGGAACCTGCGGCTGAGGCACCAGCAGATGCGACGATCGCGGCGCTGGCAGAAGCCAATGCGGAGATTGCCCGGCTTCGGGGGCTGCTGATCGACCCAGGCGACCCGGCGTGGGAAGACGCCCGCGCCATCTTGGCGGCAGGACTCGACAAGGCCGGCCTCACTGATCGAGCCGCTTCGGTCCGCCACGGCCATGCGGACTATGTGCCGTCTTGGATTGCGCTGAACCTTATCGCACAGGCAGCACGTCAGCGAGCCCTTGAAGGAGTCCGCCAGTGACCCAGGCATCCGACGCGCCCGAACAGCACACGCTAGAGGGCCTACGAGCGCAGAACCGAGCCTACCGCGCCTTGTGCGCCAGCCTTGAGACCACGCAAGCAATCCAGACCGAGAAGAGCCGCAAGCACCACGAGGCGATCACCTCATTGGATAGTGAGCGTCAGGCCAACGCGCTACTAACAGAGGAGGTGGAGCGCCTTCAATCCCAACTCGCCGAAAGGGAGCGGGAGCTTGCGGAGGCGACGGCAGCTATGAAGCGCATTGCCTACGCTGATTGCACGCTGGCCCGCGCGGAGGAAACCGCCCGCGCCTTCCTCGCCAGCAAGGAGCAGCAGTGAGGCGCTGGCGGGGCTATGGCGTGGCGTGAGCCATCTTCTCGATCTCTTTCAGGCACTCGGCGGCATACTGGCGCATCAGACCATGCCAGTACGGAGGCGCCTTAACCCACGGCTGCCATTCGTTGTCCGGGTTGGTCGATTTCTGCGATTCCCACATGGCCCGCGCCATGTCCTCGGTAAGCGCCTCGCGATCGTTCGCGGTGCATATGCGGCAGCGGGTCATGGCTTGCTCCAGCTTCCGACGTTCCAGAACGCCGGCATAGCCCCGATCGGCCGTATGACCTCGAACCGCTCGAACCGCACCAGGATCGTCTCTACGATGGCCTCCTGCGCGCGCTCAGCCTTCTCGCGGCTCTGCCCTACCCATTCGCGTCGGGTGGACTTGGCGACCAGATGAAGGCCATATTTGATCTCGAACCGCAGTTGTTCGCGGGTGAGGATTTCGTGTGGCGCATCATCGTCGGGCATGAGAACATTATGGGAACACAGGCCCGAGTCGGTCAAGCGGAGATGAGATGACCACCGAACAACGCGACCTCCTCCGCAGCGCCGATCGCGCGAGGAAGGCCGGCAATATGCAGCGCTATTTCACGTTGCGTATTCTGGCAGCAGAGTGGAAAACGATGCGGGTAGGACCGGAGACGACGCATGACGCCCCTTGAGAAAGCTACCCGCGCCATGGTGAAGGTCGAGAGCGGCGAGGACTGCTTCGACGCTCTGGACGAGGCACAGCAGCAGGCGGCGACGGAGGCCTTCAAGGCGGGTCTGCTGGCCATGCGCGAGCCCGACCCTGTGATGACCGCTGCTGGCGCTCAGGTGGTCCGCAAGGTCCACAGCGAGGACGGACACGAGGCG